AAATCCGAGGCAGAGAACATTGTCGAACGCGAGTTCGCTTCTCTACGCACACAACTAGAAGCAGCAGAAGCATCTAAAAAAGAAATCGAGTCTGAATTCAAAGCAGCTATGAAAGAATTAGAAACTTTCAAGAAAGCAGAAGAAGAAAGATTAGAGAAAGAAGCAGAAGCAAGAAAAGTTGAAGCAGTAGAAGCAATCATATCCAAAGAAGTTTTATTCGGTACTATCGAAGAATCATCTAAGGATGCTCGTGTAGAGGAACTCTCTGCATGGGATGAATCCAGATTGACTGGATTTAGCGACGCTTTAGCAGCAATGCCAGAGCCAAGCGCAGAAGTCGAACGCTCTTTCGGAAAAGGTAAATCATCTGATGAAGGTGAAGTACCAGAAACCAAAAGAGAATTCGGTATGAAGATGGAAAATGGGATAGTTAAACTTAACCCATCTTTCTACAAAAGAGGTGACTAAAAATGGCAACAGAAGTTTTAGTTAACGATGGAGGAGCACCAGCAAGAATTTTACCATTCACAGCTGGAACAGCCGTCACAGGTGGAAGAGTAGTAACTCTAGCTACCGATGGCGCTGTAGACCACTCCGGAGCAGACGCACACAATGCAATCGGTGTAGCCCTTATGGACGCAGCGGTTGGAGACATGGTTTCAGTAGTAACTGGAAAAGGTGTCATATTGAATGTTTACTGTTCAGGAACAATAGACGAAGGAAAATTGTTAGATGTTGTAGCAGACGGTGTTCTAATCGCAGGAACCGACGCAACAATCGCAGCATCAGGTACAACTGTAGGAGTAGCCATGACTGGCGCAACTGTTACAACCAATACTTACGCAATGCATCCTGTCTTGATGAGGAACTAAGGTGATTTAAATGGTCGACGCAACTCCCGGTATATTGACAACCCTGAATACTGGTTCATACGCCAACACTGGCGGAACTGGTGAGCGAGTTCTCATTGACTACAAAGACGCAATCATTGACTACAAGGTTACAGACCTTCCAGTCATGCAACTCTTTGCAGACCCAATGACAACAGATACAGGGGGTAATATTGATATTACTTTCGCAAAACCTTCCATGAAAATGGAACAGATAGATGAAGGAAACACTCCGCAATACCAACACACAAAACTACGCTCCGAGAGAGTAGCAGTTAAAGAGTGGGGTCTTGCAGTAGGTGTAACCCGAA